GCGCGCCCGTCGATCATCTGCTTGCTTGCCATGCTCATATACGGGGCGATGTCGCTGGTGATCTGCGGCGTCGGCACGAAGTCGCCACGGGTCCGCATGGGCTTGCCGGTGGTCTTGGATATCCACTGTTCGCCGCGCAGGACGTAGGTGTCTCTCACTCGTCTCCTCCCCTTGGCATCGGGCGGCCTTGGCGCTTGGCTTCCATCGCCTCCAGCCCTTGCATGTGGCTCTCGCGGCCCATCTCATGCGCGCGGGCCTGCTGGTCCACGGCGAGCGCGTGCTTGCCTGCGGTGACTGCGGCGTCTGCCTGAAGCTTCTGCATTTCCATGCCGTGCTTCTCGCGGGCGCGGGCCTGTTCGGCCTGCATTTCTTGCATCCGCATATTGAACTCGGCCTGCTTTAGCTGGGCTTCCTGCGACATGGTTTGCTGGTCGATCTGGCCCTGCATCTGGGTCTTGGCGATTTCCGCCTGTGCCTGCTGCTGCGCGGTCTGGGCCTTGATCTGCTCGACCTGTAGCTTCGGATCAGGCTGCGGCGGCGCGGGCGGCTCCTTAGCCTTGGCGTCCAGGCGCTTCTGCCACTCGTCAAGAATGTGATCCGCCTGCCGCCCTAGCTTGAAGTTGCGGGCGAACGTGCGGGCCAAGCCCACAGCCTCGGGCGGCGTCATGTAACCCGCCTGCACAGCAGGGCCGACCGCCTGGAAATACGAGCCAAGCCCCTGCACAAAGCCGCCGACGTTTTCCTGCTGCTTACCCAAGTCCGCCTTGATGGTGCCATCCGTCTCAATGTCGATGTTGAACTCGCGGCTGATGTCGGTCTTGAGCAGCTTCACCTGCTCCGGCGTGAGCGCGATGCCCGTCATTGCCTCCAATTCTTCCGGCGTGAAATGCTCGGCCATCAGATCCGCCGTCATCCGCATAAGGTCGCGGGCGTGTAGCTGAATGTCCTGCTGCGCGCTCTGCAGGCGGAGGCTGCCCCATTGGGCCTTTAGTTCCTGCGCGCCAAGCGTCTCGTTCGCCTTGGTCGAGCCCCGGAGAATGTCGGCAACGCCTGTCAGTTCATAGATGACCTGCTTACACATCTCGCGGCTCTCGTAGAGTTGCCGCAGGGTGGCAACCGCCTGCTCGATAGGCATAAGCCAAAAGGCTTTCTCGATGTCGCCCTGCACCAGCGCTCGAGCCGCGTCCGGTGCCGGGGCCATCTCGCCTTCATCGAGGTTCTTCATGGCCTTGACGGCGTTCTCGAACGCGCCGTCGTAGATGCCACGGAACTTGATAGCGTTGATGAGAGCCCCGATACGCCGGGTGAGGCTGTTCATTTCCGCCTGCTGGGCCTGCCACACCATGAACGGGCAGATGGGAACCTGCGTGTCCGTGGTTTCGATGGCGAGGCGCGGCTTCGGGATCGGGAAGAAGCCGAGTAGCTTATACGGGTCGTCCTCGATCTTGAGCGGCCCCTGGTCGTAGCTTTCGGCTAGCCAATAGATTTTGCGCTTGGAACGGTCCCAAATCTCCCACACGTTCGCGCGCTTGAACGTGTCGGGCGTCAGCGCGTCCTTGTCGGGCTGGCCCTCAACGGTAGCGTCGAGGTTGACCTTCCATGCCAGTTCCGGGTTCAGCCCCTCCAGTTCGTCGCGCGTAAACACCCAATGGAAGGCGATCCACGGCGTGTCCTGCCAGCGCTTCGCCGGTCCAAGCCTGAAGTCGTCCCAGATCACCGGCTCCCAAGTGATGTGCTTGGACACCACGGCGCCGGCGATTTCGTTGCCTGTCTCCTGATCCGTCTCATCCGGACCGTTGACCAGATTGAGCCGCAAGCGCGTCACGGCGCGGCCCAGCAATTCCCGGTCCTTGACGGCCGACTTCAGCGCGTCGTCGTAGTCGTACAGGTCGGACTGAACCGATATGGCCCGCTCAATGGTCTGACTGACGTTGCTCCGGTCCTTGTTCTTCCGCTCGGCGTCCGCCTGGGCCATTGCCGTGGCCTGTGCGGCTATTTGCTGGGCCTGCGGGTCGTTCTGCGGCACCGGAGGCGGTTCCACCGGCATGGCCTCGCCAAAGCGCGCCCGCACGTCAGACGTGGGCATGCTGTTGTAGATCGCCGGGCACACCGTCTGGATGTTGGCGTAGAGGATATTGAACTTGGCGGTGCGGTATCCGTCCTTGTCGGACCGGAACTGACTGATCGCCGTCTTGGCGTCCTCGCGCCAGTCGCGTTCCGTCTTGGTCGCCAGCTCGATAGCCGACATCCAATACTTGTGGAAATCCTGCTGCGACTTGATGGTCTTGGCGAGCGTGTCTACCGTGCCGTTGTCGGCGCTGGTTACTTCGGAGGTTTGGCCGATCATGCGCCCTCACGTTCTTTGCGGCGGAGAGTTTGTTTTTCGATCATCTCTTTGATGGAGAGGTTCGAGGTAATCGCGCCCTCGGGGGTGCCGATGAAGAAATCCAACGTGGACTTGGCCGGCGGTTCGGCTGCCTTGATGGCTCTCCAGCCGACAGCCAGATAGCGATAGGCGTCGGCCGGGTTAGATGCCCAATCGTGGAGCGGCGTCGGCTTGAATACCTTGCGCTCCTCGTCGTATTCGGCGCGGTACTGCCTCAAGCCCTCCAGGCCCTCGGCGCACTTGACGCGGTCAAAGCGCGACAGGGGGATGGTCAAGCGGCCGGCGTTGATGCCGTCCATGCGGGCGTGATCCGGCACAAGTTCAGGCTTCAGGCCGAGCCGGCGCATGGTTTCAACGCGGGTGCGGCCGGTGCCCCACTCGCGGACCATCGCATCGTGAGGGACGAGACACGGGCCGTAGGTGTGGCCCTTCTTCTCCATGACTTCGGCGTAATGCTCAACGCCGACGCCGGATGCCTCGTAGAAGTCCACGACGTTCACGCCGCCGGCCATGATCTGAAAGAACCAGATGGCTGTGCTGTCCTTCACGCCCAAATCCCACGCGGTATAAACGGGGCTGTCAGGATCGACCGGAACATCGCAGATGCGGCCATCGCGCTCTGCCTGGGCCATTTCCTTGCCCCAATACGCGCCCTGGATGGCCGCCTCGAACGAACACTCAAACTCCTGCTCGTACTGCTCCGGCGTCATCAGCTTACGCGCGGCGGTCAATTCCTCGGCGTCTACAAGGCCGGTTTCCGACGCCTTGAGCATCACGCCGTACCAATCGGGGTCGTTCTGTGCCTGCTGCCAAGCCTTGTGGAAGTCGTTATGCCCTCGGGGCGTCCCGATGATGGTCAAGCTGCCCTTACGGTCGGACAGGGCCGGGCGGATGATTTCAGGCAACACGCGGGGCCGCATGTCGGCAAACTCGTCCAGCACGCAATCATCTAGGTAGATGCCGCGCATCCCATCGGGGTTATCAGCCCCGTACAAGCGAATCCGGCCTCCGTTGGGCAGGTCCACCCGTAATTCGCTCTCATTGGCTTCAGTGCCTGGAATCGGGGCGCTAAACTCCTTCAGGTAAGACCACGCTACATCCTTGGCCTGCTTGTAAAGCGGGGCGATGTAAGCCACGCGCGGGCTGGGCTTGTCGCAGGTCAGCGCCGAGCGGATAAGCTGGTTAACCGTCGCCACGGTCTTGCCGGCCCGGCGATGGGCCACAATCACGCGCCAACGCTTGCTGCTCTCATGGTACGGCAGGAAGGCCCGGCGCGGGGCGTATGGGATGGTTATGCGCTGGGCGGAAGCCATTGGATCGCCAATGCGACGGGGCCACCGCCCTCACCTGTCACAGCCTGGGGCACCTTGCCGTCGAGCCGGTCGCCAATTTCCTTGATGGCGGGAACATCACCGCTTACAGCCTCGGCAACAAGCGCAGCCGCGATCTTGTCAAGCTTGGTCTTGCCTTTTACGTCAGCGTCAGCCGTTCGCATTGCGGCAAGGCGCAAAGCGTTACGAAATGGCTTGTCGATGTACGGACCGCGAGGGGCCTTGGGCAAACCGCTAACCTCTTGAGGTGTAACGGTTTCCCATATGCGTTAGTTGTGATTTAGAAAGTCAAGCGTAAAGCGCGGCGGGCGTCGTGTTCCAATGGTGACGCACCATCCGCCTCCGGCTGGTCTTTGGCCCTGCGGTATAGCCGAGAAATAGGCGGCGGCGCGTGACCGTCTCACGGGCAAAGCCTAGATGGCTGGCAATCTCGCCGTCGCTGTATCCGGCTCCAGCCATGCGGCGCAAAGTGGCGGTGTCGTCTGCGGTCCAGAGTCTGCCGTTCAAGTGCGCCTCCCGTAAGACCAATTGGGATCGACAATGATTTCCGGCTGCGGCACGTCTATCACCTCGCCTGTCTCGTCCATGACGACGATCCACATACGGTGGCCGTCAATGCCGCACTCTTTCCAGGCGTAGCACCAGCCGCGCCCGCTCTTGGCCTCAACACCTGTCGGCAAGGTGTCGGTCATGACGGTTACAGGAATTGGTGGATCAAGCCGGTGCATGAATGCGCTTTCCGACGCGATGAATGCGTCCACGGTGGATTTCGCCTCGGTAGTAGAAGAATTCCCAGCGCCATTCTCCGGGGTATTCTTTCATTGGAGCCCAGCGGGCGGGCTGCCAGGCTTCATCTGCAACGCGCTTGACCCAGTACCAGCCGGGGTTTCTGGAAGTCATTTCCCCTCCTCTACGGTATGTGTGAGGAGCGCAGCGCGGGCGCGCATCGAGGCTTTCCCAAGCTCGCGCGCAGCCTTCGCGACGATCTCCACCAGTTCCTTGTTGTCGTCTGGCTGGGTCACTGCATCGCCTCCTGCCGGTGGTGGGTGGAAAAAGAGGTAGGAGCCGTCTCGACCGCACGCCTTGCCTGCCAAGCCTTCAAAAGATCAACCGGAATAAGCGGGTTCTTGCCGGCGCTCTCTGGGTCTGGCCCCCACGTTGGCTGCCATTTCCCACGCCTCGGGTCTCCGATAGGCAGCCACGGGCTGTAGTCATCCAGGCGCGTTGCCCACTTCGCGCTGTCCGGAAGCCGGGAGCGCGGCGGCCCGTCAGGGCTAGCCGACGCGCGCCCGGCGTCAACAATGGTCTCTCCATGAGGATTATTTGAAGGTGAAGGTGGCGGGCATTCTCCGCGCATTGCCCGGCGCATGCGTGGCGCATTGCTTGGCGCATTGCCGTGAGCATCAGATTTCGGCTTGTTCCACCGCGCCTCAGCCGCACGCCTCGCCATCTCAGCGCGTCGTTCGGCATTACCTTGAGCATTCGCCAATTCGTGTTCGACGCGGCCATGGCGCAGCACGCCGTCCTCTAGTTCAAAGAAGGCCAGCACGACGCCCTTGATCTTCTTCCAGTGTGCCAAGCTGTCAGCGCAGGCGATGCGCCAGAGCTGGGCGTCGTCGGCCGGCAAAGGTGTGCCCGTCACCCAGTAGTGTTTCAGGAGCATCAGGTACGCGCCGTGGTGGACTGCGCCAAGGTGGCCGGTGTCTTTGGCGTAATCGCCCCAATAGATCGGCATCCAGGTGTCAACCTTAGCCATCTACGCCGCCATATCGTCAAACAGGGTCGCGGCGCTGGCTTCCACGTCGCCAAGTGTGCGGCACGCCTGGGCAAAGTATTCCGCCTTCAGCTCGACGCCGACAAAGCGGCGCTTTGCCTTGAGCGAGCAATAGCCCTCGCTGCCGATGCCCATAAACGGGCTCAGGACCACGTCGCCGGGGTTGGACCACATCACCAACGCGCGGTCGATCACGTCGAGTTGCAGCGGGCACAGGTGGCGCTCGTCGTTGGCGTTGCGCGCGGCCTTCACGTTCAGAACGCGCGTCTGGTTGACGCTCATCCATACCGGCGACGCCCATTCCTGCCACTGATCCAGCGGGAAGTTCTCCGGCGTGTGATTGATCGGCTCGGCATTGTCGCCCGGCTTGACGAACGTCAGCAGGTAGTCGGGCATCCCTCCCCGGCTCTTGACGCTGTCCTTCTGCAATTGCTTGTAGAGCAGGCCGACGTGCTTCGTGCGCGTCATCTCGACGACCGGGCACTTCCAGATGGTCCGGCGCGAGTGCAGTATCCACCCAGCATCCTCATGGATTCGGATGATGTCGCCGCTGAAATCCTTGATGCCGACGGCGCCGTCCTTCCACTTGGTCAGCGGCAGGTCGGAGCAATGCACCGCAGTCAGCCGGCCGGGCTTGGTCACGCGCAGCTTCTCGCGGACCAGGAACGCATACTGATCGCGGAACTGCTCATCGGTGCTGTTGCCCATGTCCGAGATCGATTCGGAGTAGACGAACAGCGAGCCGAACGGCGGCGAGTAGACCGAAAAGCCGACGCTGTTGTCCGGCAACTGGCCGACGACATCGACGCAGTCCCCATGATAGGCGGCGAACCTGTCGCCATGCTTCTCGTTCAAGCAGCGGATCGTAGCCATGCCGGTGTCCTCCCTTGATGTGTCGGCAGATATTCGACCATGCGGCGCGTGGCCTGCGTCGTGGCGCGCTTCATCGCGGCAGCCATCGCCCGCTTCATGCTGGTGTGTTCGTCGGCCTTGCGGTCGATGACGCGCCCGATCTGATCCTCGCCCTCGGCGACGATGATGTGAGCTTCTACGGGCTTCGTCTGGCCGAAGCGCCAGCAGCGGCGCACGGCCTGATACCAAGCCTCATAGCTGAAGCTGCGGCCGACAAAGGCCATCCTGGCGCAGTGCTGCCAGTTGAGCCCCATGCCTGCCACGCTGGGCTTCGTGATGATGACGCGGGCCGATCCATCGGCGAACGCCGCGAGGTTATCTTCCTTCCGCTCGATTGGCATGGACCCGCGAACCTCGATGGCCTCCGGTATCCGCTCGGCAATCGCGTCCGCCTCATAGTCCGTGTCGCACCAGACGACCCACGGCTGAGAGCTGGTATCGACCAGCCGCGCCGCCTCGTCCGCTCGTGCGGATGCCGTCTGCCGCTTGGTGGCGTGCATCGACGTGGCGGACATTTCCATCGCGAACAGTGAGCCTTCCAGCGGCTTGACCTCGCCATACGCGGCGCGATGACGAACGATCTTCAATTCCGGCAGGACGTAGCGCGAGCCATCGTATCCGAGATCCTCGGGCGACTGCGCCATCCGGGACCATGATGCCATCCATTCCCAGAACGCATTCTCGGCGTGCTTCTTCAGCCGCCACGTCTGCGACGCGGTCGAGGCATCGTTGATGAAAAAACGGGACAGCATTTCGTTCCCGTTCATCGCGCCCAGGAACTCGGATTGCTGCCCTAGCTCCATGTGATCGTTGGGCGCCGGGGTCGCCGTCGCTGCCATCTTGAACCGATGATCGCGGAAAGTTTCGATCAGGGCGCGGGTCGTCTTGCCGCTGAAGTTCTTCAGGATGCTGGCTTCGTCCAGCGACACGACGCCAAACGCATCCGGCTCGATCCGGTCTAGCCGGTCATAGTTGCAGATGTTGATGCCGGCGCACGCTTCCGACTGGTCGCGGATCACGCGGGCGTCGTAGCCTCGCGCCTGTGCCTCGCGCTCCATCTGCCGGGCAACCGCAAGCGGCGTCAGGATCAGCGCGCGGCCGTTGCTGGCGCGCATGGCCTTGTCCGCCCACTCGAGCTGGCAGAACGTCTTGCCGAGGCCGGTGTCGAGATAGAGCCCGCACCGCCCCTGCCGAAGCGCGAAGTCGACGCACGCGGCCTGGAAGTCGAACAGTCCCGCATTGAGTGCCGGCGGCTCGATCCCCGTCGCCTGAGCGCGCGGCTTCTTTGACGCCAGGAAGGCTTTGTAGCCGTCTTTCATTGGGCTCCCCATCTAAGTTCGGCGTACTGGCGTCCGCGATCCGCGTATTGCTTGCGCCGGTCGTCAGACCATCGCGCTTTCTCGCGCTCGGACCACAGTCGACGGCGGGCCTCTCCCTCCGGCCCGTTCCAATACTCGCGCAGCTTTTCCTTCACCATTTCGCGGGAGATCCACGACTGATTGCGAGGCTTGCGCGAGGTCACGACAGCCTCCAGTCAATCCAGGGATAACAAGCCTTCGCGAGCGCCCACTTGATCTTAAAGGCCGGGGTTTGAACGCCCTTTTTGTCCTCGATCACCTCGCGGCTGCCCTCAAAATAGCGCCAGTCAGCAACGTAGGTGCAG